GGTCGTCCTTTGCGGCAGATTTCTTTTCAAGTATCAGCGTGAGCGTTTGCAAAAGGTGTTGGCTATCGTATAATGCGCGGCCTTGGACGCCGCTGTAGCTCAGTCGGTAGAGCAGCGCATTCGTAATCGGGACGTAGAGTCTCGGTGACGGGTAAGAAAGCTAAGCGCAGCAAGGCTTTCGGGCTGCCAGCGAGGTACGACGGGGTTGTAGCAGACACGGTTTAGACAAGTTTTTAGGTTTCGCCGCTTTAGCTCAGTTGGTAGAGCAGTTCATTCGTAATGAAAAGGTCGCCAGTTCGAATCCGGCAAGCGGCACCAAAAAGTGAGAAGGGCAGCCCACACGGGCTGCCCTTTTTGCTTCAAGCCCCGAGGGCATCGGCTATCGCCCTGGCAGCCTTCGCAAGCACCGCGTCGGGGTAGTCACCCCGCATGTAGTTGACGATCCAGCACACCGCGCGGACGTTGCCCGGCACGTATCCCTTCGTCGGGTCGATCCGGTCAAGCGACGGCGCCCACGGGTCACGGCTGCTACACGCGTCCCACTCTTCCCCGTAGAACGGCAGGCCGGTCAGAGCGCAGACACCGGGAGCGAGCAGCGCCTCGACCTCCTCCTCGGTGATCGTCAGCTCGCGGTCGCGCTGCTTGGCGTTTGAGCGCGCCCGGCTCAGCAGCCATCTCGCAGCGTTCTCGCGCTTCCACCGGCGACTATGCGCCTTGTGCTCCTCCTTGTGGGTGGCAAGCCAGCGGCGGCTAGCCTCGCGCTTGGCCTCCGGGTTCTTCTTGCCCCACTCACGGCTCATCTCGCGTGCCCGCTCGATGTTGGCCTCGTACCACCGCGAGTTGGCCGACTTCGCCGCCTCGGGGTCGCGCTTGCCCAGCCAGTCCGCACCGTGTCGCCGGAAGTTTGAGCGGTAGCTCATCAGGGAGCGCCGGCCCGGTGTCCTGCCGGTCTCCTGCTTGCAGAGCCGCGCGAGCTCGTCTAGGTCCTCGATGCCGGCCGCCATGTGCCGCGTTGCCACTTCCGCCAGAGATGCCATTCCGATTCCCCTCAAAGATGGTGTGAAGACATCGTGTCGCGGTGGAGTCGAACCGGGAGCCGTCATTGAGGGTCTGGGTTCGACTCATTGCCTGATCCGATGTCAGCGGGCCATCACGCCCAAGGGCATGAAACGAAAGGGCCACCTCGACGGTGGCCCTTTTCCATGCACGGCGGGGGCACGAGTCATAGCGGGATGTCTACCGCCAGCGGGCCGCGGCTCTTCCTCAGGTAGCGCAGGACGGCGCTGCCGAGCTGGCCGAGGGTGAGGTCTCGCTTGAGCAGCGTCGGGCGCATGAGGGTCGCGCACGCCTCGTCGTCCCACCCAATCTCCGGCGGCACAGGCACCGCGCACTCTTCGACGGCGAGGTCGAACGGCCCCGGCTCGTCCAGCAGGTCGGGCAGGCACACCCACGTGTGGAACCACGCCTCACGCCAAGCCAGCGCGGCATCGCCCGTCCTGTCGCCCTCGGGGAAGTCGGCCACGCGGATGACGAACACGTCCCCGCCCGCCGAGCGTTGCACCCTCACGCGCCGGGGTCTGATCTTGGGGCGCGACTTCAGCAAGGCTCGTCCTCCCCGCGCTCGGCGCGCTGACGCTCGGGCACCGCGGTGCCCTTCTTGCGCATGTCGTGGGCGTACCACCTGACCGACTTGGCGGATGCCTGCGCGCCCTCGATTTGCGCGTTGACCATCTCGGCGATGACGGCGTGCGGGTAGCCCGCTGGGTCCATCAGCAGCTCGCGGGCGAGTCGGCCGATGCCCTTGCCGCTGGGCTTCTTCTCGGTCTCTGTCGGGGCCTCGGTCGCTTCGGTGACGTCGGCCTGCGGCTGTGCATGCGTCTCGGTCACCTCGGCGGCCTTGGGCTGTCCGAACGACGCGAGGTCGATGTTCTTGGCTGCCGCGACCGACTCGATGCGTTCGAGCAGCTTGCCTCGGGTCGCGAAGGTCTTGGGGCCGGCGGCCTTGTCGGCGATCTGGTTGTGCAGGGCCAGCAGGTCCTTGGTGCTCATCTCTTGCAGGTTCATCTCACGCTCCGGTGGTTGGGTGTGAGGTCATTAGGTCGTGTTCGTGGGGATTCGGGAGCGGGGCCCCCTGAAGAAAATTGGCCCGCTGACTGTCCATCAGCGGGCCGTGATTCCTAAGCGTATGAAAAAGAAGGGGATGCCTTGTGGGCATCCCCTCCGAAGCACGGCCGGGGCAACCTCGGCCTCTGTTCCGACCCCGGCCGCTGGCACCAAACTCAGTGCATGAACGCCAGGTGCAGGCGGTCGTAAGGGAGGGCGTCGGCGCGGCGCTTGGTCTCACGGTCGACGTACAGGTCCAGCGGGCGCGAGTACGGGACCCCCGCCAGCGCCGCCGCGTCGTCGAAGGTCTCGCAGCCGAAGGGCACGCCCACGCTGGCGGCACGCTCGGCCAGGGCGTCGATGACCTCGCAGCCCGTGCGCAGGGCGCACGCGAGGCCCGTGAGCGCGAGGGCCACCGGGTGGTGCGCGGGGTAGACGGCCTGCTTATTCATCGCCGCCCCCGATCAGGTCGCGGTCGATGGCCTGCTCGCGCAACGCGAGCTGCACGGTGTTCAGCGGGTTCGACTTGCCGGAGTTCCACGAGCGGATGGCGACCAGGATGCCCTGGAGGCGCGCGTCGCCCAGCTTGATGTACTCCTGCACCTTCAGGTAGTCGTCCAGCTTCATCGCGGCGGCGAGCTCGGCGGGGCCGACCGGGCGGTCCTTCGACGGCATGCGGTCCAGCAGGCTCAGCAGCGCGGAAGCGAGGGGGATGTTCTGCGTGGCGACGGCGACCTGGGCCATGTGCCCGAGCTCGGCGGGGCCGGCGTAGGCGAGCTGGTGCAGGTACTCGGTGCGCTTGGGGTCGCCGAGGGCGGCGCGGGCCAGCACCTTGGCGGGGCTGGAGTAGAACTCGCGCTGCGAGACGAGCTGGGCGTGCGGTGCGCCCGCGTCCTTCAGCAGCTTGTCGAGCTCCTTGGCGGAGTTGTCCTTGATCTGGCGGACGGCGGCCACGGTCTCGCTCTGCGCGAAGCGGGCCTTGTCGGCGGCGTCGATGCCGGCGGACTTCCAGCGGTTGGCGATGTCCGCCTTGCGCGAGGCCACGTCCTGGTTCAGGCGCTCGATGGCCTTGAGGGCGCGGGTGTGGATGGCGTCCAGGTTGGACGCGAGCTCGCCGATCTGTTGCGGGCTGAGCAGCGGGGAGACTTGGTTCAGGTTCATGGCTCGTTGGCTCCTATGAGGTTGAGGGTCCTCCGGTCGCCTTCGAGCGCGTCCCCAGCCGCGGGGTGGTCATGCGCGCCAATGCGCTGACCGGATGCTTTCAATGTGTCGTGGTGCGCTGGCCGAGAACGCCATCGTTCTTCGGCCGTGTTCCCCCGTTCGCTGCCTCCGTCGCGGTGGCTTGCGTGTCAGGGGCTTGGGGGCGTCTCGCCCGCCGATGGAGAGTCAGGTGTCCGCGTCGGGGTCCGCGCCGACGGGCCAGCCGCCAGCGCCGCCGCAGACCGAGCAGAGCCTCACCGCCACCACGTCGCCGCTGAAGTGGAAGCGCTGGCACCGCATGCACCTCACCCAGCCCACGCGCCTGATGACGCGCGGCGGGTCGAAGTTGGGGTCTAGGACGTTGGCGCGTCGCGCGCCTCCGTCGAGTGGCCACGGCGTCGGCTCGATGAGCGCCTTCGCCAGCAGGCAGTTCTCGGGGTCGTGGACCGCTCGCTTGCCCGGCGTCGCGCCGAGCCAGCGGTAGTTCGGGAAGTTCGGGTTGTGGGTCCGCCGCTGCACCGTCGAGGTGGGCAGACCGAGCGCCTCCGCCGCCTGCCGGGCGCTGGGGTATCGCACCCCATCGACCTCGACGCCGACGGCGTGCCCGTTACTGCCCGCGGTTGACAGCGCCATGCTCGCGCCTGCCCTCGTACTCGTCCGACATCGCCTGCCACGCGTCCGCGTCGATGCGCGGGATCGGGCCGATGCAGGTCATCTCGCAACTGCGGGCGAGGGCATCGCGCCCGCCCATCGCTGCGACCGCCTTCGGTGCCGTCTCGTCGAAGGCGTCGAGGTTGCGGTCGATCTGCTCGGCACGCAGCAGGGCCTCCTCGACGGTCAGCGTCTCACTCGTCATCGTCTTGCTCCTTGTTCGCGTGGTACTTGGAGAGCAGCCCCGTCAGCGCCTTGCGCTCGTCGGCCGACATGCGCAGCAGCGCCTCGGCGTCGAGGCCCGTGGAGTCCACCTTGACCCGCAGGCGATCCGCCATCTGGTCGCCGTAGCGCCACTTGAGCAGGACCTCCATCAGCCGGTCGCTGTACTTGCGAACCGTCAGCGGGCGCTCCTCGCCGGTCGCGGGGTCGGCCACGGTCGAGACGCGGCCCTGGTGGATGACAGGCTCATCGACGCCCACGGCGGCACGCCGGTAGGCCTCTTCGAGTAGGCTGTCGAGCGCCACCTCGACGGCGGCCTCCCACTGCGTGCGGAACTCAAGGTCGTTGGCCTTGTGATAGAAGGCCGTCGAGCGAACGATCCCCGCAGCGGCAGCCGCCGCCTTGGGGCTCGCCGTGTCCTCCAGCACCGCGAGGAAGATCGCCTTCCTCTCCGGCGTGAAGGTGTTGGGGATAGATGGGCGGCTCACGTCTGTTCTCCGAAAAATGGCTTACGGAGTTATCGTGTCGTGCTTATGCGCGCAGGCACGCCATCGTTCTTTCAAGCGCATCAACGGCTTGGAGGGCCTTGGCCCTCGAATCGACGATCAGGGGGTGAGGCGGCCGGGGGAAGTTGGCCTCGCGCGCGAAGGTCTCGGCGCAGCAGGTGAGGCGCCGAACCGGCCGCGTTCCCCGCATCGGTCGCCACGCCCGCCACGGTCGGCCAGGCTCTGGTCTCGCTGACGCGGCCTCACGGGGATTCGGTCCCGGAGGACTCCTACTGCTTGCAGTGCTTACGGAAGCATTTACGATTTTTTCTTTATAAATCAATACTTTATTTAGATCGTAAATACTGTAAGTGCTGTAAATACTCTCTGAGTCAATCCAGGAAATTCTCTGTCGGTCTGATGTCGTGGCGGTCGGTCGGTGCTCGGCACGGCGCGCTTTTTTCCTGAAAGAATCCGGAGCGCGTTTTCGCGCTTACTGTGCTTACGGACGACGCAAGGCGTTGATCCGTATGCCTTTTTGGTCGCGCCGAGGCGTTTACGTTCGGAGCTTACGTAAACGCCTCTGGCGCTTACTCAGTCACCCTGCAGGCGCTTCATGGGGATGCCCGTGAGCTCGGAGAAGGTCGCGAGCGCCTGGCCGAGGGCGGGCAGGACGTAGGCCATCTTCCCGCGGAGCTCGCCGCTCCCAAGCTGGCAGCGCCTCACGCCGTAGGTCTTGAGCACGCGGCCGAGCTGGTCGGGCGCGAGCCACTGGCGGCCCTTGGCCCTCGCGTAGTCGCGGTACGAGGAGTGCACCGACTCGCAGAGCACCCTGACCTCGCGCTCTGCCCAATCGCCCTTATGGTCGGTGCCGTCGTAGGGCCGGTCACCCGACTGGAGGAGCGAGAGCCACCACTCCTGCTGGATGTCCAGCCCGCGCAGCTTCTGCTCCTCAAGCGCCCGCGTCTGAGGCACGCTGTCGCGCGGCGCCCATCCCTCGATGTTCCGGGTCAGCATCTCGTGCAGGAAGGCGGCAAGGCCGGCGCGGTCGTCCCCGTAGAGCTGCGCGTTGAGCGCGTCGAAGAACGCCTTGTCGCCGCGGCGGCTGCCGTTGACCTCGAACACCGCGAAGCGCCGCTCGTCCCCGAGGCCCGCCGGGACCACCCAGTCCGAGTTGGAGGCCATGACGATGTGGATCAGGTTCTTGCCCGACACCGCGTCGCGGCCCTTGCCCTCGTAGGTGATCGTCGGCTCGGTCACGAGCGCCTTGAGCACCGACTCGCCCGCCTTGTCGCCGGCCCAGAACGCCTCGTCCGCGAACAGGAGGATGCAGTTCTGAAGGTGGGAGTTGAAGCGCCCCACGAGCTGCGACGGGTTGGCGATGTGCAGGCCGCTGGCACCGGCGAGCTCGGCCAGGGCGCGGCCGAGCGTCCCCTTGCCCGTGCCCTTGTCGCCGCGGAAGGCGAGCGCCACCTCGGCGGGGCGGCCGGGGCGCTGGACCATGTGCGCGATCCAGTTGAGGACGTACTCGAAGCTCTCGGCGTCGCCGTCCGTCAGCACGTCGCGGATGAGCTCGCGCAGCAGGGACCAATCGCCCTTGCGCGGCTCGACGGACCAGCCCTTCCACAGGTTGAGCCATCCCTCGTGGTCCCGCTCGGGGTCGAACACCACGCCCTTGTACTGCCGGCGGTGCGGGTGCCTGAGCCACAGGCTGGACCTGCTGACGAGCTTGTCGCCCTTCTCGACGAGCTGGTTGCAGTAGAGGTTCTCGAAGTCCTCCTTCGTCGAGCGCTGGTAGATGGTGCGCCCGTCGAGCACGGGGTCGGCTTCCTCGGTGACGATGCGGAACTTGCCGCCCTCCATCACGACGTAGTGCCGCGCGTTCATCTCCTCGATGACCGCATCGACGCCCTGCGCCTTCGGCGGCTGGCGCAGGGCCGCGTCATCAACACCGTGGCCGAGCTCGGCGGGGTCCTCCCAGGCGTCGAAGTCGTCCTCGGGCTCCGCGCGCGCCACCTCGCCGCCTGCCGCCTGTACGACCTTGTGCAGGTACTTGACGGTGATCGGGCGCCCGCCGCGCGACGCGGTCGAGTGCAGCGAGTCCCAGCGCCTGCCGATGATCCAGGCGTCGTCCTGGTAGTCGGGGTCCTGCGTGCTCCAGTCGATGAACTCCTGGCGCCCCTCGCCGTCGGTCGCGTGGTGGCAGGCCATCATGAGGTTGAGCCAGTCGCCATGCTCCTTGAAGTCCTCGGGGTCGAGCTGCTCCAGGGTCTCCGCCAGCATCTCGGGGGTGAGCTCGCCGAGGCCTGCGGCCTCGCCGTGCGCGCGGGTCGGGCGGCGGATGAGGCGCAGCAGCGTGTCGGGCACCTGCGGCGCCTCCTCGGGGAACGGCGCGAGGTCGTTCCAGCGATAGACCGTGCCGTTCGGGTGGATCGAGCCGGGCGCGACGACCTGCCGGCCGTGGCTCTTGAACTCCACGCCGGGGTAGTCCTCCAGGCTGTCGAGCACCTGCACGTCGGCCGGCTTGCGGAACCAGTAGTGGTGCCCGCCAGAGCCGGTGTGCCCGTGGGGGCAGGCGTCCAGGTCGAGGCGCGCGTCGGCGGCGAGCTCGGCCAGCGGGTCGCGGCCCTCGGGGAAGTTGCGGGGATCAACGTCGAGAACCATCCAGCTGGGCGGCAGGCGCACGCCGACGTTGAGGCCGCGGCGCTCGGCCTGGGCCAGCACCTCGCGGCTGTCGTAGTCGCGGGACTGCCACGCGCCGTCGATCGGCGACTTGCCACGGGCGCGGCCCTTGGCGTCCCTCGCGTCCCAGCGGTGCAGCGGAATCAGCGTCAGGCCCGCGCGGAGCAGGCTCTCGGCGTCGATCGATGGCTTTGCGTCCGACCTGGTCGCGGCATGATCTTTCCTGTGGGTCGTCATGCCCGCTTCCTCTGCTTGTTGATCGTTTGCGCCCACGGACTCATCCCCCGTGGGCGTTTTCTTTTGTGCGCTCATCGGTCAGCCCTCCGCGCTCGCGCGCTCGGTCGCCATCTCGGCGAGCTTGCGGCGGGCGGTGCGGGACTCGTAGGAGCGCGACAGCGGCTGCACCTCGACCATGTAGGCGCGCAGGTCGCCCACGCGGTAGCGGATGGTCTTGGGGCCGATGCGCTGGTAGGTCGGGCCGCGGCGCTGGCTGCGGTACCAGTTCAAGGCGTTGGGGCTGAGTCGCAGGAAGGCGGCGGCCTCCTGGACGTTGAGCAGCGCCTCGTCGGGCAGCGCGTGGAGCTCGCGCAGCTCGGCGAGCGTCAGCGCGAGTGGGGTGGGGTTCGTCATCTCTCGTACCTCATCGGGCTCCCGGCCGGCGGGATTGCCGGTCGGCGGATGACTGCCCGATGTGCGTCACGGAGAAGCGCCCGTTAGGTCCCCTCAGTCGGTGGGGCGGGCGGCACGATCTAAGCCCCGTGCAGGGCCTTGCCCGCAGGCGGCGCGGGACTTCGTCGGGCGGGTGGTGTCGCCCGACAGAAACGAATATGCCACAAGGGCTCGGTGAGAAATACCAACGTTCCGCACGGCTCCCGGTGAGTCCGTGGCGCGTCCGGTCGGTCGCGCGCTGCTCTGCGCCTAGGTCGAGGCGTCCGGGCTCGCCACGGGCCGCCTGGTGAGACCGGGGAGCCGTCTTCGGTCTTTGTCTGCGGCGATGTCGAAGCGTGCGGAGCCCTCTCGGGGGCCCCGCCTTGCATCGTCTTACTTCCCGCCCTTCTTGCCGCCGCCGGAAGGCTTGCGGTCCGGGGCCTGGGTCAGCACCGATCCGGCCAGCTTCTTCGCTGCCTCGGTGGCGGACTTCTGTTGCAGCACCTTGCCGGCGAGGCTCGCCAGCTCCTTGGACGACTTTTCGTTCTTGCTCATGATGTGAGTACCTAGAAGTTGATGGAATGGAACACTTCAGCGGGTATCGGTCCATCGGGGCGTCGGTGACGGAGGGAACGGCCGAAGCCGTTCCCGTTCCGCCCGGCTAGGTAAGCCGGGAGCATCCGGATCAGTCGAACAGATTCAACTGACCAGGATGCGACCGCCAGTGCTGGCACACATGCTCGATTCGGCCGAAGCGGAACCGCGTGTATGCCGTCACGAAGACGGTCTTCACCTTGGCAAGCACGCCCATAGCGTTACCTCCAATCGAAGAGATTAGAGGGCGGTTGTCGCCTGCAACTCCTGAGCGTAGAATCTCAGGTTGTCCTGACAAGACTGTTGCAGGTGGCGGGGTCGCCCCGATCACCTCGCGCCAAACAACCCCGGTGTCATCGCTCCTGCCAGAGCTGTGCGCCGGGGTTTTTCTTTGCCCGGCTGCCTGCCGAGCCCCCTTTGCACTCCGGGATGTTGGCGATTCTAAATGCAGTTCTCCCGTTTGTGCAAGCGGTGTGCTGACTAATTGGAGAACCAGTGGTAGACTTGAGTCGAACCAACTCGGAGAACTGCCATGGGCGACACAGAATCGGACAGCAAGAGCAGCAAGCGTGGGGCTGTGCATCGCAGCCCCTCCTACCCCGCGATCGACCTGAAGACGGCCATCGACCGGGCACGGACGTTCTATCAGCATGAGAAGCGATCGGCGGCGAGCGTGCTCGTCGCGTCCCAGCACTGGGGCTACTCGTTCTCAAGCAGTGGTGGCAAGCAGGCACTGGCTGCGCTCATTTCCTACGGCCTCATGGAAGACAAGGGCAGCGGGGATCAGAGACACGTCAATCTGACGGATCTTGCCTTCCGCATCCTGCTGGACGAGAGACCAGAGTCCTCCGAACGCGATGAGGCGCTTCGGCGGGCAGCACTGATGCCGAAGATCCATGCGGAACTGTTCGGGAAGTGGCCCGACGGTCTGCCGTCCAACCCGAACTTGCGTCACTACCTGCTGATCGAGAAGAAGTTCAACGAGAACGCGGTGGATGACTTCATCCGGCAGCTGCGCGCCACGGCAGACTTCGCCAAAATCTACTCTCAGCCTGCATCCAGCAACTCCGCGGTTGCTGAAGAGGGCAACGACAGCATCAACGTTGGCAGCGCAGGGCCGGCGCCCGAGCCAAGCAGTCAGTTCTCCGCAAGTCCCGCGCAGCAGGCGCAGCCGTCGCGTGTAGTCGCAGGCCCGAACGTTCGCCAAGACACCTTCTCGCTCGACGAGGGGCAAGTCGTGCTGCAATGGCCCGCACAATTGAGTGAGGCAAGCTACGAGGACTTGAAGGACTGGCTGGAGCTTCAACTGAGGAAGATAAAGCGCAGCGTGCAGACCGATACGCGGGGCGAGTGAGCACGTCGACGTGCGACTTTCGACCGATGTTGCCTAGAGGGAAAGTCGTGCGCCTTCCCCTCTAGACCGAGTCAAGCCATCGATTCTTCGGGTTCCTCGACGCGCAGCTCGGACCTGAGCCGAGGTGGCCACTCGCCTGCGGTCCATTGGAGACCGAGCGCGTCGAGCACGTAGGCGCTCGCCCTCTCTTGGTAGCCGCGCAGGTGGTCAAGGCTCGGGTTCAGGTACCCCATCGTCACGTTGCCCGCCGCGTGGTTCAGCAGGAACTTCAGCTCGGCGATGGGCACGCCCGACTGCAAGGCGAGGGTGGCGTAGGTGTGCCGCAGGGCGTGCCCCGTGAGGCCGTCGAGTTCGTGCTGCGCGACCTCGGCGACGTGGCCCGACTTCGAGTCGGCGGGGAACAGCCACTGCCCCTTGCGCTGTAGGCGGGGCGACTCGCGCAGCCGCTGGCCGAGCAGGTCGGCGAGAGGCCCGGACAGCGGCAGGTCGAAGGCGCGGGCAGCGCCGCCCTTGGGCTTCGGGACGTGCAGCCGCCTCGCGCCGAGGTCGAGCTCTGAGACGCGTGCCTCGCAGGCCGACGTGCGCCGCATCCCCGTCAGGATCATGAACAGGTGCAGGTCGCGCCGCACGGGGTGGAGTTCGAGCACCGCCTTGCCCCACGCCCTCAGCTTGCCGGCGTTCGAGTCCACCTTGCGCCGCCGTAGCCCGTGGTAGTCCACGTTAGCGGTCGGGTTCGCGGGCAGGTCCGGGTGCTCCCGCAGCCCGCGGTTGTAGACGGCGCGGAAGATGCGGAAGACGTTGTCCGCCGAGGGCGCGCCGTGCTTCTCGGTGATCCTGCGGTGGCGCTCGCGCACGCCCGCGCGGTCCGCGCCGAGCTCGGCCAGCGGCTTGTCCATCCACTCCCCGAGGTACTGCTCGCAGTTGTAGCGGTAGTCCTCCTTGGTGCGCGGGGACAGCGGCTTTGCGCCGAGGTGCAGGTCGAGCGCGTCGCGCAGGGTGATGCCGCGCGCCTTGGCCTTGCGGCGCTCCTCGTTCGGGTTCGCGCCCGCCCTCATGTCCACGAGCGTCCTGCGGGCGGCGTCGCGCGCCTGCTTGGCGTCCATCGACGGGTGGTCGCCCAGTTTCGTGCGGACCTGCTTCCCATTGACGAGGGACTGCACGTAGAAGCTGCGCTTCGTTGGCGTGACGATCAGGTAGAAGCCGCGCATCTCGCTGTCGGCGTAGAGGACGGACTTGCCCCTGTCGGGTGCTGGCGCCCTCTCGACGAGGGCCTGTGTTATCTTGGATTGCATGCGTTGGCTCCGAGTGAAGCGGGCCACGGCGCGAACACGGTTTAGCACCACAAGGTGCCGTGTGTTCGCACGACGTATTGCCCGCCGACGAAGCCATTAAGTCGCGGTTTTGCTTGCTTGTAAGCGCCCTATGCCATCTGATTCCGAATCATGGCACTATGCGCGCGTGCCGATTCGTAATGCGAAGGTCACCAGTTCGATTCCGGTCAGCGGCACCAGTAAAATCAGGCACTTAAGCCAACTCTTCGGGGTTGGCTTTTTGCTATCTGCGGTTCATGTAAGGACTTTGTAAGAAGATTTGATCAACATCGCCCCTTACCGTTCTTTAGGTGGCCACTGCTCGTTGTAGGCCAGCGCCGTATAGCAGAGACTTTTCACCATGTTTCGCGTCGTAACGAAGAACCGAGATGAACGCGGCAACTGGTTCGATGAACCGGGGCCGTGGTTCAGAAGCGAGCAGGGGGCCTCCGAGTGGGCCACGATTCTCAAGAGCCTTGGCTATCTCGTGCGGGTCGAGAATCTGCTGGGCGAAGTTTCTGGATTCGCCTAACGAACCGCTGGCAAAAAAAGGCTCCAAGCCGAGGAGGGTCGCTTAGAGCCTTTGGTCTGTACAAGGAAGAGGCCCAAGGGCCAGCCCGACTGTGACGGCCTCATTTCCTTACGCTTCAAGCCCGAGTATTTATCTCGGGAGACACTTTAGCGTAGTACTCTTTACCATCCTCCGGCTCGGGTAGCGGTTGAGCCTCTAGCGAAGGAGAGTAGCGCTCCTTCACTGCCACTATAGATCAAGCTGCGTTTGAAACAAGGAACTACGTAGGCCCACGACTGTCTGAACGTGCGTAACTGTTCGTACCGACTGAATTCCAGGCAGTTTGAAGAGGTTGTGCCGGTTTAAAATTGGTCAGGGTGTTCAACCTACCCTGTGCATTTTTTGCGCAGGAGCGAGATGGGGTGATCACCATGGAAATG